GTTGGTAAGATAGTACACTTGTAGGTACTGTAGCCATCCACGCTACTGCATCCTTCATAAGGTTTGACATGTAACGAGCAATATTGCTAGTTCCAAGTAAATCTTCTGCTAGGTCGGTTACAATTGTAGGACGGTCTTGCCATGATGGATACAATTTCTTTAATGTATTTACATCTAATCTATCTTCAAGGATTGGCTTCCAAAGTTTAGTTTCTGGAGCAAACTGATTTACCGCATTAAGAACACGATTATAGATATACTCAGCATCAGAATATTTAAGAGCACGCTTTAACTTTGGGTCATATCCAAAGCGTTCAATGTAATCAGTTGACTTTTCGCTTCTAATCCATGAGATGATATCTTTTTCAGTCATCTTCTGACCAAGGATAAGACGTGCAACTGGGTCATTCTTGAGGCTGTTATTAAGAATTGTTTCCCATGACTTTAAGTGCAACTTCTCATTGAACTGTGTAGGTTCAATCTTATGTCCACCAACGCGGTCACGGCGAATGTTAGCCATATCAAGTTCACGAGATGATGCAAGAAGTCCACGAAGGTCTTCTTTGCCACGCAACTTGTCATAACTCATCCTACCAAAGCGACCAGAACCACCCTTAGGGAAGTCATAGCCCATGATATTAACTGAATCACGGCCAACAATCTTCTCAGGCTTGCCTGCAACAAGTTGCTGCTCGCGCATGCTCAAACCTTCACGGATTGATTGTACTTGATTTTGGTAATCTAAAACTTTTTGAACTTCTGGAGTTAAAGTCTTTGGGTCTGCAGCATCATAACCAGCACGCTTAAGAACATTTGGAATATCCTTGAGTGCGGCATCGCGTGTATTCATCTCTTGACGAATATACTTTAAGTTAGAATCTTTACGAGTTACAGTTTTAGCCCAGTTACGGATTTCTGAAACTTCATTCTTTGACTTAACTACATTCTCAAGTGCTGTTGTGCTCATGTCTTTAACCATGTAGAACAACGCACCATCACCCCACGCACGTAGCGTAGAGTCACGTATAATGTTAATTGGGAATCCTGTACGAGCAAGAGTAATAGAACGCCATACTGATTGGAATTCATCTACAACAGAACGGCCAAGAATAGCCATGTTAACTGGTAGACTTGCTTGTTCACCCATCTTCTTTGAATAGCGTGCAAACGCTTTGTCAAGAAGGTCGATATCTGGAAGATAATGTCCGTTAGCCAACTGTGAAATAAGTTGTGGGTCAACAATTACGTCGCCAACTTCATCAATCATATAAGCCTTATTAGCAGCCTGGGCTTCAACAGCCTTAGACTTATTGCGTGCAATGATAGTAAGATACTCTTTGAGAACTTGGTCAACCAATAGTCCAGGAACACCATGCTTGTTTCCAAGTTGTTCAAAGATACGTGTATCAAACTTTTCTAATGTAGCAAGTTTTTCAACTTCCGTTTTAGAAGTTATGAAAGAGTTATAAAGAAGACGTCCTTCTTCTGGAGCCATAAGTTGCTTATCAACAGCAGCACGAGTTGTTGTACGTAAGCGAGATGTTCCAGTGACCATATCATTAAAATTGACAGTTTGGTGAGGGGTATCATCCAGCGCTCTATCTATCTTACGGATAGTTACACCAAGCAGGCTGTTGTCTGTATAAATCTTTTGCATTACTTTGCCAGCCATAGTCTCACGAGTAGTGAGGTCTGTCTCTGTATTGCCCAACTTATTGGCAGCACGCTGCTTAGCAATATCATTACGAAGTGCTTCTATACCAGGAATCTTTGATACAGTACGTTCCTGCATTGAAGAATCAAGTTTAAGCATTTTATTAAGATTACTAAAGCGTGATTGCAAGTCTTCTAGTTCTGCTTCAATCATTGCTGTGTTACCAGTCAATTTCTTGGAAAGAACAATGTTACTTCCATCTGCACGAGTAAATCCATAAGCAATACGTTGATTACCAGATTGCTCAATTGTCTCAAGCATGCCTTCATAACGCATTAATTGTGCGAATGTTGATGGGTGCTGAGCAGATAGTTCTTCTAGTGCTGTCTTATCTCCACGAGAGATACGTAGTACTAAACCAATTTCTTCTGCGCTTTTACCAGCGACAAGAGGAATACCAATCTGGCCAATTTCATTGCCACGATATTCTATACGTTGCTGAATTGTAGCAACATCATTCTCTTGTAAAAATTTAATTAGTGGGGTATAAGGAGTTTCTTCCCCAGCAACAGTTTTTTTAATAACTGCTACATCATCAGCAAGACGTTGCGCTGCACGAGCAGGTTCATTAGTAACCTTTTCGACAAAACCAACAAGTGGTCCTTCTGTCTTTGATGTAATACCGCCAACAGTTGCTGCACGTACTAACTTACCACCGAGTTGGAGTCCCTTGATATCTGGGGCTGTTCCAGTTTCTGCAACAAAGTTTAATAAGCCAGAACCGATTGCACCAATGCCCTTAGTTGTATCACCAAGTGTCTTAAAACCAGTTGCAGCAGAAGCAAGATGCATAGCATCAGTACCAAAATTATAGCGCTCTTGTCCTACGGCGCTTTGAGAAAGAATAGCAGACTGTTTGATGTTCTTAGAAATAGAATCAAAGACGCCAGCCTCTGCAGCAGCACGTTCTGCTTTACCAGCACCGTACATAGCGAGCAAACCAGCAGCAACTGCAGGAGCAGCCGTACCACCTGATGCAATTACAGCAGCAGTACCTGCTATACCAGCACCAACAAGTGCAAGTGTGGCCCAAAAACCTAGCGCAGCATCATGCTTTGTAACATCACTAACAAAAGCGTAGTTAGAACGCAGACCTTTTGTACCAGACATAAGGGCTTTACTAACTTTGCCATCTGTTTTCTTGTCAAGTTCTGCAATACCGTACATTGTAGTACCAGTAAGTGCGCCAAGTCCACCGCCAATGGCAGTACCGACGCCAGGAACAACAGAACCAATTGCTGCACCAGCAGCCGCGCTAGCAGGAATGCCAATTGGCTTGCCGAGTGTTGCTTGTGCTACACCTAGAATATCTTGACGTCCACGTTCGATAGCATTATTAACGCCACCAGTGTTTACGCCAGTTCCAGCAGTAGGAAAAAATAGTTGTTGCTTAGCCTCAGCAATTGTTTTGCTGTAATATGTAGGATTAGCAGGCATATTCTTTGCAATATCTAAAGCAGCGCCAAAGTTTAATTTCTTATCAGAGTTAAACGGTGCATCTGTCTTTTTATATTGTGAAAGTATCTCCTGGGTCCGCGCTAGTGAATCCCAAATCCCAGCCATTATACCACATTTCCCTGGACAATTGTGCTAAGGTAACTTACGTAGTCTTTAGATGCTTGTGATGCACCAGGTTGTGATGCCCAAAATGAAAGAATGTCATAGTTGTCACGCAAAGATTGCATGTCTGGGTCTTGGCTAGGCATACTTGGTAAATTAGGTACGCTATTTGGTCCTGGACCTGCTGGTGAACCATGCATTACATGCTGGTCTGGAAGTTCAGATGGTGCTGTGACAGGAGTTACAGGTGGAAGTGATGGCGCTTCTGGTGCTTTATACATTGTTGCTGCACCTTCTTGAGCCATTGTTTCTTTTCCAGAAGAACCTAGATTGTTCATACCTGGAATATACTTCTTGCCTTGACCAGATGCGCCCGCGCCACCAGTTGCTGATACCTGAAAATTGTTTTCAGCGCTTATTGCCATCTTGGCCTCCTACTTAGAATAATGAATTTTAGTAATGATTGGTTCTGCTGTGTAGATGTCCCATTGCGCAGCAATTGTAATTGCTTTGCGTACTGCTTTTTCTACCGATTCGGGTTTAGTAAGCGCTTGAATATTGAGAGCCTCAAGAGCACCCAAAGCAACATCGCCACCAGAGCCACCATAGTAGATACCACGAATATCCCTATCCCAAGAATAGTCTTCAAAAATAGGATAGATAACGCCTTTAACTGAGATAAGAAACGAAGAATCATGCTCTGCTGCTTCCCCATCTTCTTTCATATCATATCCTGCATCGATAAACACTTTACGCATCGCTGGGATAAATGTTTGAGTTACCCAAGTATCTAAGTTAACACCAGCCGTAGGCTTAGGTGCTTTCCATCCGAACTGCAGAATATTTGAGCCACGTCCTGCTCCAGAACCCGCAATAAGGATTCCGTTATTTTCTATAATCTTGTGAGTGGCCATGTCCATAGGACGACCACTTTCATCACTAGAACGAGAGTCGCAACCTAAGACAGACCAGCCATCACCTTGAATTGCTACAAGTGTTGTCATCGTCCCCTACTTAGTTAATTAAAGTTTACCGCTTCTTGAAACTCTTGCTATTGACTTACCCGTGCCTGTAATGCTGGAAATTAAATTCATAGCATCTGGTGCTGGAGCCTGTCCTGGTGTAATAGGGCCTCCTGCTGGTGCGCCGCCTGGAACAGGGGACGTCTGCTCGACAGGACTTGTAGGTACTCCAGCAGGAGGAACTTGCTGTTGCGGTGTGAATGATGCTTCAATAGCATCTTCCAACATTTGGCCCTTTTGACGAGCCTTGATAACCGCAGCAATCTTTCTCACTACATCGGATGCATCTTGTCCCTGTGCAGCCATCTGTGGAATTGACTGTGTGTATGCTTGGATTGAACCAAGAAGCGATTGACGCATCTCTTCGATTTCAATCTTTTCAAGTTCCTGAGTCACGTTCACAGTAAATGGAAGTTCTCTCATCGCCATGTCCTTAGAGATAAGTTTTCCACCTAATGCTTGAAGCATAAAGATAAGACCTTGCGCTGGGTTTAGACCAGCAAGCATTCCATAACGAACATCTGCTGAGTAATCAGACTTGATATCCTTTGATGGTTTGTAGGTAACTTCATATGGTGAACCAGAATCAACACCACGAATGGTCTTTTCATTTGGAAAAATCTTTTCGTCAACTTCAAAGCAAATGCGGATAACGTCACGCAACGTTGCTGAGAAGATAGCCTGTGCTGATTTAACTTGGGTATCAAATGCACCAAGAAGTGCTTGCACACCTTGTCCAGTTACAACAGAAGCATTAATATTTCCTGTACGAGATTCTGGGTAACGAGCACCAACACGTAGTTCCTGGTTGAGCAGGGTCTGCTCTGTAAATGCTCCCTGTGGAAGCGTCAGTTCTACGCGGCGAACTCCAGCAGGGTTTGAAGTACGGATAACCGCATCTCCACCAAGTTGTAGTTCTTGTACGTCCTGAGGTAGGACGATTGGTGCTTGTACACTCTTCTCTGCGGCTTCCATTGCAAGCAACGCAAAGCGATTGCGAAGCAATTGGATACCTAGAACATCATCAAACTGTCCGCGCAATTCACCATCGATGGATGGCTTACGTGCGACAATAACCATCATTTTACCGAGTGGATTCGCAGCGCGAGATAGAACAAGATTCTTTTTGGAAGGGATATAAATGATGGATTGGTCTTCGTCGTAATAGCGCATCATTTCAACCTGAGTATTCAAGTTCTGCTTGTAACCGAAGTCACCTAGCAGTTGGCGCTCAAACTCTGGGAATTGTGAAACAAGTTCACCCAAAGTCATCATATATCGTTTGGCAAATGCAACGCAGCGTCCATAGCGGTCAAATTCTGGGTAAGCCCCAATTGGATTTTCTATGCGAATACGCGGCAATTTGCTTTCTTCGTCGAGTTCAATCATGAACGGGACGAAACCATAAGTTACATACCAGTCAGTACCTGAGTACATTTGTACTGCTAGGTCAGAATGCTGGAAGTAATTTGAGGCAATACGAGTACGCTTGTCTGCAAAACTGCGTGCTCTGTCGTTAACCTGGCTGGCTGCGGAGCAGTTGACAGCAGGAAGAGGGGCCATGACCTCAGAGAGGTCGCGTGCAACAATGTCGATAAAGTTTGCTACTACGTTAGCATCAACACCATCTGGAAAAAAGTCTGGATATACTTCTGAAATTTTACCCTTGCGTACAGCAAGAACATCCTGGTTGCGTGAGTCACGCTCGTGGTTGCGGTAGCGAAGAGAGTCAACTCTTGCTGCAACCTGTTCCATTGTTAATGCCATTGGTATCCTATCAGTTGTAAGTTTCAGCCCATTGCTCTGCAAAGGCTTCGTCTAAATTAAGTGATGCACGGCTGGACATTTGCGCCCTAGTTGCCCATCGATTGGTTTGGTACTGACCCACCCTGCTAGACTGTTGCATCAACTCACGTACGCGAATGATAGCAAACCAAAGAGCCATAACACAGTCAGTTGGGTTCTTAGTGTCTGGCTTCCATGTAATCAATTGCTGTACAAGAGACTTAAGTCCCTCAGAGCCTTCATTGGATGGTAGTTCGATAATATTGTTGTCCTGGAAACGGCCATCGCGCTCGCTACCAAAAAGGCTAGCCATAGATGCCACACCGAAAGATGTATCCCACTTGTTCTTACCAGTAAAGTGTGAGTTCAATTGACAACCCCACTGGGCTAGGTAATTACGAAGGTCCGTATCCATAGCATAGTATTTCTGGTGGGCATTGATTTCCACTCTAAACTCTTGGGGCTTGTACTTCTCCACCCATTCATGAATGAGAGCATTCTCTTTCTGGGGAGATGGGTCAACCATGTTGACGCAGTCTAGTACATATACCCTACCATCGGAACGGTATAAGTAACTGCTACGAAGGCTGAGCGTCCCGATACCGCAGGGTCAAAACCAATAACGGTATAAGTAGATTCTAAATGTCTCGGGTGTCCTGGAGTATCTTGTTTAAGCGGTCCGCGCTTTCGCATACCGTTAACACATCCTGCGATAAGTGTTGGCGCGAATATGGAGTCGGACTGGACGTCTTCTTGCTGGTAGACCATAGCCCAAACGGACGGCGCGACCTCAGAGCGGCGCTTAAAGAGAGAAGGTCCATCCCACTTGGGAAAAAGTCCATTGTCTAAAACCTCATCTATATCATTTTCTTGAATGTTAGTCGCAGGCCAGAGTGTCTTCCACTTCTTAGGGTCTTCGTCAAACTCAAGAACGGCTGGCATAGCACAGTAGGTAAAGGGTGTCTTTCCACCTGTCCACTGGTCGCCAGAGCGTATCATTTTATATAAGTCAATGGGCGCGACACGGGTTCCTACAATAATTAGTTTTCCATGCCGCCCCAGGCGGGTGATTACTTCCTTTTGAAGCCATTCAATTTGCTTCTCCCACTCATGGGCGTTAGAACCCATCACCACGTCATCTAGGATAATCAAGTCGGCGCGAGCACCATAAATCTGTGAACCGAACCCGAGGGCTTGGACAGTTGGGTCTTTCTCGCCAGAGTCGCGTCCTGTACCTAGATAAATCATATCGGCAGACCATTGTGTAGCATCTGCCTTATAGCCACCATTAGGGCCAAAGGCC